ATAGATATAGATATAGATAAAGGTATAGATATAGATAAAGAGATAGTTATAGATAGAGTTAAAGAGTTTGATAAAATATTTGAATAAGATGAGAAAGATAGTATACTTGTTAATAAGCTTTATAGTATTATTAACCTCTTGTTCTAAGCAAGAAGATATTTGCGGTGTAATTCTTGGTGGTTACAGTGAATGGAACGATTACTACCTTGAGTACAATTATTACTTCAGACTGGATGTAGATAATAAAGCTCAGGTTGATGAGTTAACATTTAACTCTTTCTCTGTAGGAGATTATATATGTTTAGATTATTAAGATATGGAAGTAAGTAAACAAATCCTTCAGAAAGTACAATCATTAGGTGATGTAGTTTTTTACTTATACGAGATTGTAGGTAAGAAAGTAGGTGTAACTATGAACTTCTCTCAGAGACAGCATTTTCAGAGAGATAAAGGAGAAATGATTATCCTTGGTGAATATACAGACATCTTTACCGTAAGTGATATCGAACGAGAGTTACAAGCAGAGAAAGGATATCACGTTGATAAAGACCCATACTGGTATACAGTCTTAGTACAAAACCCTAAAAGCTGTACAAAAGAGGCTATAGCCAAGCAAGTAGCTAATAATGACTACAGAAAAGCTTCTATAGGTACAACCAGAAAGTTTTCACAAGAACAGGTGATATGTATAAGAGAGGAGTATAAACAAAACAAAACTCTATCAGCTAACGATCTGGCAAAAAGGTATAACGTTTCTTTATATACTATGACAAGTTTGATAGAGGGTAGAAAATATTCAGAGATACCTGGAAGTGTAAAAATAAGAAGAACAATTTCTTTGACATGTCCACATTGTGGTAAAACTATATCTGGATCTGGTTCAGGAAACTTTTATAGGTGGCATGGAAATAACTGTAAAAACAAATAACATGGAAACAAAAATATGTACAAAGTGTGGTAAAAACTTACCCATAACAGAATACTATACAATAAAAAGTAAGTATGCAAAAACGTATACATACAATTACTGTCGCAAATGCCATTATGAAAAGATGACTAAACATACGGCTCACAAATGGAGAAAGGATAATCCTAAACGTTGGAGTAAGGATGTTCAAAAAGCTCAACAGGCAATGTTTGGTAGAGACCGTAAAGGAGTGTATCTGCTTGTAACTACTAAAGGTTTATATGTAGGTAGTACCGATAAGTATGAACACAGAATAAAACAGCATAGAAACAGTGATTTTAAGGGTAATATGAAACACAAAGGAGCATTTGTAATTTATGCTATTCTGTTAGAAGAGATAGATAGTAAAAGAAAGAGATTACAAAGAGAAAAGTATTGGATAGCAAAACTTAGACCAAGATTAAATATAGTTTACAACCCAGACTACCAGAAGACATACTTAGGAAGTTACGAAAAAAAGTAAAACTCTCGGTCTTAGTTACTCTACCTATTTATGAATATTAAGGCTATCACAAAGATAGTGTAATTATTTATTAACCTATTAATTTTTTCTTATGAACAAAGAGGAATTAAAAACATTGGTTAAAAAATACTTTAATTTGACGGAAAATATTACAACTGAAAATAACGAAGAAGTGAAAGAGCAATCTTTTACTGAAGCTACTCTTGCTGATGGAACCAAAATTACCAATATGGTAGATGGAGATTTCGAAGTAGGACAAACTTTACATGTTATTACAGAGTCTGGTGAACATGTGTTAGCTCCATCCGGGGAACATACCACAGAATCAGGTATTGTAATCACCGTTGATGGTGAAGGTATTATAACCGGTGTTCATCACCCAGACTCAGAAGGAGATGGTTCATTAGCAGAACAAGAAATGGCTGCTGAAGAAACAACTACTGAAGAGAATAAAACAGAACTGGCCGAAGAAGAAGTAATCGAAGAGGTTGCTATGGAGGACGGTGATGTAAAAGAAGCTATTATTGAGGCAATTGCTGAAGTAGTAGCACCAGAAATCGAAGCTATGAAAAAGAAAATGGCTGAGATTGAGGAAGCAATGAAAGAGCATATGAGTGCTCCAGCTGCCCAACCAACAAAAGAGTCTAAATTTGCTAAAGAAGGAAGTTCGTTAGATTTTTTATCTACTAACTACAACTTTAAAAAAGCACAATTAGACGCAATTTTAAATAAACGTAAATAACCTATAAAATTTAAACACTATGGCATTAAATGTCTCGGCTTTAAATGATTTCTCAAATGAGGTAGCTGGTAAAGTAGTACCAAGAATGGTATTCGAAGGATATACTACTTCTGTGCTTCCTATCCAAACTGGAATCAAATATCAAGAGCCACTTAACATTTTTGACACTACATTAGTAGTTCAAACTGGAGATTGCGTATCGACTCCTTCTGGGTCTTTCACTGCAACTCAAAAAACTATTACTGTTACCCAAAGAACTTCTTTCGATGGTCTTTGCTTGGATCAACTTAACCCTAAATACTTAGGTATCTCTGCTTTAGATGCGGGGAGTTATAATGAAACTTTCAAATTAGCTGAAGTTTACACATCTCAGATTGTAAATCAAATGAAGAAAGACGACGACCTTTGGTTGTGGAACTCTTCTAACCTTGGCGGTCTTACTTCTGTAGCTTCTGGATCTGTATTAGTTCCTGAAGGAACAGGATCATTTACTTCTACTACTGCATTAGACGTATTAGATGCTTATATCGCTGATATTCCTTCTGATATTGCAGACCGTGATGATTTGACAATTTGGATGTCAGTTTCTAACTTCCGTCAGTACATTGCTGCACTTCGTAAAACTAACAACTATTACGATGGTTCAGTAGATGGATCAAGAGCTGCTCAAGGTACTTTAATGTCTCAGTATCCTTTTGCTAACGTAAAAGTAGTGGGTACTCCTGGTATTACAGGTGGAAGAATCGTATTAATGCCTGATGCTTATGCTGTGGTAGGTACAGATTCTTTAGAAGATATCGACAACTTCCAGTTGTTCTACGATATCAACTCAGATCAGCTTAAACACCGTCTAAAACATAAGTTAGGTGTTGCTGTAGCTTTCCCTGAGTATATTCTTACAAATAACTTATAAGAAGCAATAATAAGGGCCGGCTTATTGGTCGGCCTTTTTTTTAACTAATTTAAAACATATAAAAAATGGCATGTAGTTTAACTTCAGGTATAAGTTTACAATGTAGAGATAATATTGGTGGTATTGACGCTATCTATATTTTATCTGGATCTGTAAGCTCTATTACCGATAGTGCAGGTGCTATTTCTGACATTAATGGATCTGGAACTTTCTTTAAATTGAATCTTCAGAGAGGTGTAGGTGATTATACCGAAACACCAACTCCATCGTTAGAAAATGGAACCGTGCATTATGTACAAACAATCAACGTGGCATTTCCAAAATTAGATGCTTCTTTAAGAAATCAAGTGAAAGTGCTTGCACAATCACCTGACTTGAAAATCGTAGTTCAGACCGCAAATGGTGCTGACGACAACGTAGGAAAATTCTTCTACGTAGGACGATATAGAGGAGCAACTCTAACAGGAGGTGCTGGAACTACTGGAGCTGCATTCTCGGATGCTAACCAGTACTCACTTACTTTTGAAGCAAACGGAGAACCTTACCCAGCAGAAGAAATCACCACATCAGGTGCTTTAACTGACGCTTTAACAGGTATCACTGTAGCATAAATTAACTTAGAAACAGGGGTTAGGTTTTAGGCTTAATCCCTTTTTCTTATATTATAAGTAATGATAAACTTCTACAGAAATAATCCTACTAATACGTTTGCAGTATACCCTGACTATACATCGTCATATTCTAATAGACCGGACGTTAGGTATACTTTTACTTTAGATCAGGATTATGATAGGAGTTTAACTACCTTTACCGGGTCTTTAATTAATACACCAACCAGAGTTAATCCAAGACTTGTATTTCAAGTAACAGGTTCAGCAATACCTGAATGGAGTGGTTTATATACGTTTACTTTACAAGAATCATTAAAAGTATCGTATAAGTGGGGACAAGCTCATTTTATTTGGAACGACTATCATGTTAGATGGTCAGAATTAAACAACGACATTAGTCAATCACTAATAGACTCAGATAGAGCTAAAGTATCTGGCAGTGATGCAATAAACTTTCAATCATATACAACTTCATCTACAGAATATATTTATGATAGTGGATCAACACCACCAGACAACATACAGTATACAGGTTCAGTACAAACTGGAGCTTACATAACATATCATTAAAATGGCAAATAAAACAAATACAAATAAGATGCACTTTGCTAAGCTTGAGAGGTTTGCTACACCTCTTTTGTCATATAAAGAAAAATCTGATGGTAAGTACGTTCGCAGTGGGAATGATAATAATTTTCCACAACATATAATCGAATTATATAACAGATCATCAATACATGCAGCAGCAGTAAATGCAATCGTAGAAGCAATTGTAGGAGAAGGACTTACTGCAAATCAAGAAACATTTTTAGATAAAGCCAATCATCATAACGAAACATGGAACGATATATTCAATAAAGCTGCTTTAGACTTTTATTTACATGGTTCATTTTCTTTAGAGATTATTTGGTCAAGAGACAGAAGTAAAATAGCAGAAGCATATCACATTGACTTCTCTACTATTAGAGCACAAGAAAAAGATCATAGAGGTCATATACCAGGATACTACATATCAGAAGAATGGAAAAAATACAGTGAAGTAGGAGAAGATGTTCATTACCTACCTGTATTTAACCCTATGTTAAAACAGGATCAACCTTCTCAAATATTTGTTAGTAAATCATATAGACCTGGACAACAATATTATCCGCTGCCTGTTTATATGGGAGCGTTAAAAGTAATTGAGTTAGATACAGCAGTAGATAGCTGGCATGTTTCTAACATCAATAACGGTCTGGCTCCTTCACTTGCCATAACAACATTTATGGGAGCATCAGTAGATGATGTAAGAGTAGTAGAAGAGTCTTTAAGAGCTAACTACGGAGGAACAGAAAATGCAGGATCACTTCTATACATGGATGTAGATAGTCCTGAAAATGCTCCTAAAATAGAACCAATACCACAGAATGGTGCAGATTCATATTATTCAGATTTAAATGATATGACTATTCAGAAAATACTAACTGCACACAGAATCACTTCACCAATGTTATTAGGTATTAAGACAGAGGGTCAACTTGGTGGAAGAGATGAAATGATAGATGCAATGTTATTATTCCAACATAACGTTGTTCAACCTTTACAGCAAGATATTCTTAGATCTTTTGAAACTATCTTAGAAGTTAACTATCCAGATATTGTTATTGGTGTAGATACCAAACAATTATTTGAGGACGGTACAACACAAGAAGAAGTAGTTACTTCAGTAGAAGTTACTGAACAAGAAGATGCTGATATAAACGAAGAAAACAACCCATTAATCTGATAGTATGACTACAACTTTTTTAATTAGTGAAAACGTACTTAGAACTTACACCGACATTAATAATAATCTGGATAGTGAGTTAATTAAGAATGCCATTAGAGAAAGTCAAGATATTTTACTTCAGTCTACTATTGGAACTAATCTGTATCAAAAAATTATTACCTTAGTAGATGACGGTACAATTATTGATGCTGGTAATAGTAATTACAAATATCTTCTTGACAATTATATTCAAGATTATTTAATATATGCAGCATATTATTATGCTTTAGACTCAATTTACTTAAGAAGCAGAAACAACGGACTATTACAACCAGACGGGGGAGAAAATAGCAATGCTGTAGACAGAACTCTTTATAACCAAAAGAGACAAGTAGTTCAAAATAAGATGGAATACTATAACGATATGTTAACTAAGTATTTAATCGAAGAACAAGACTTATTCCCTGAGTTAAATAACAGCGATAAATTATACGAAACCAGACCTGATTATAGTACTAAATACGGACAACCATTTGCTTTTAGACGTAATACAATGAATGCAGCATATGCAAATCAATACGGTATACCGGTATATGATAGTAACTATCCTCAGTTTCCTCAACCATACTTTGGATACGGTAGAACTTCAAATAAACCTAAATAAAAATACTAATGGGAGTAAATCTTACCAACTTATATATTGACGAAACATTTCAGAAACTTGTACAGATAGACGGCAATGCAATATCTGATGGTACAGGTTCTGCTATTACTTTCTTAGATGTAACTGCATCATATGCTCCATCTTCAGCTACAGCATCTTATGCCTTAGATAGCCAGAAGTTAGGAGGTAAAGATTCTTCTGAGTATCCTACAGTATCAGGTTCAAACACCTTTGTAGGTATAAACAACTTTAACGCAGGAACTGCTTTTAACAACGAAGTAAGTCAGTTTAGTGGAAACTTTGTAAACTACGTTGGTGGAAATATAGAAACATACGGAGGAAGAGTTGCTGGAGACACTATGGGTAAAACAGATGGTTCAACAGTCTTTACAGGATCTTTTCAAGGAACTATCGATTCAGCTTCTTATGCTACATCAGCCTCTCATGCTGAAAATGCTAACACATCCTCAAATGCTCGAAAAGTAGATATCAACGCACCTGTAGACTGGAAGTATATCGTAGGAACAGATGGAGATGTAGGTTTTCAAAAACTATACGGTAACCTTCCTCAAATTAACAACACAACAAATGCTATATCGGCATCTACCTTTATAGGAGCTTTACAGGGTAACGCTACATCAGCTACCGTAGCTTCTACAGCAACAACAGCTAACAAAGTATCTATACAATCTCCAGGTTTTGATTGGAGATATATAACAAGTGTAGATGGTTTAGGTACCCAGTTTGTATATGCTAACAGTCCACAGATAAACGACCAGTTAAATGCTATATCAGCATCATCGTTTACAGGTAGTTTACACGGTACAGCATCATATGCTTTAAACGCTAACGTAGATTCTGGATCATGGGATGGACAGTTTGAAGGAGATGCAGGTATAACCGGATCGTTAACCATACCTGTTGATTTAAGCGGTTCTCTTTTACAACAAGGAGTGTTTGTTAGCAGTTCTTTTGCACAAGCATCTTTAAGAGACAGATCGTTAACTATTGAAGGAGGCAACGCATCTGTTATTTTAAGAGGTCAACAAAGCACATCCATCATTTTAGACAGTGATCAAGATTCTTATATACAGAAACAAGGAATAGGAAACTTTTACTTTGACAACTACGTAGGAAATACGATTATACAAGGTAGCGGAAGTGTTGTTGTTAATCAACCTTTACAAGCTAACGCAGGTGTAACAGGTTCTCTTTTAGGAACAGCATCATATGCCGATCAAGCTCTATCTTCTTCTTATGCCGTAACAGCATCATATGCAATACAAGCAGATAATGCAACTACTGCAACTACTGCTATATCAGCTATCGGAGCAACTAATACAGATGTTCAAGTAAAAAACTTAGAAGCTACACAAATAGATAAAGGAACTCCTTTATTCTTTACAGATAGTGGAACAAGTGGAAATATTGTTGGTGTATATAGAGCTGATGCTGCTAACCCAGCAAGAATGCCGGCAGGAGGTATTGCAGGAGAAGATATAGCAGCTGGAGCAGAAGGACAAGCATTCTTAGATGGATATATTGGAGGTGTGGATACTAATTTATTCACTTCTGGAGATATAGTATATGTTGCAGCTGGTGGTGGATATATAAATTCAAGACCTACTGGTTCAAATGTACAAGTTCAAGCTCTTGGATATGTAGCTAAAGCAGCTATAAATGGTTCAGGTGTAATTAAAGGACCTGGAGTAGCAAATGATCTTCCTAATCTTCCTACTGGTCAAATTGTTGTTGGAGATGGAGGAGGAACTTATCAGTTTGTTACCACATCAAGTTTATCAGTAGCATCAGCAGTCAGCGCTTCACATGCAATATATGCTGAAACAGCAGGAAATGCTGGAACATGGGATGGACAATATAGCGGTTCTGCAGGCATAACAGGATCACTTACCGTATCAAGTGTTTTAGATGTAACGGGTGTAGATAACTTAGGAACAAACAACGTAAGTGTAACAGATATATACGGTGTTGAAGTACTTAAAGTTCAAGGTCTACCAGCAAACAAAAGACAAAACTCTCTGATTGTTTCTGGTGGTATGCAAGTTATCTTACCAACATTCCAATCAAGATTTGAAATAGCAGGTCTTGCTGGAAATACTATTGTAGCTGGAGCTAACATCGGAGCAAATGATTCATCAGGACAATACTCAGCAGGTATTGCTGGAGGTAACGGAGGTGTTGTACAAGTAACAGATAACTTTAACAATAACGACTTTGGTATAGCCGGTCAAATGCAACAATGGGGTTACCTTGGTGATTGGACTGGACCAGGTATATATTCAAATGATCCAGGAGGAAACTATCCAACCATCGTAGGTTTCGAAGATGCCTCTAACTGGACAGATGGACGTGTAACATTCCTTACACCAATCTCTGCATCAGCAGGTGTAACAGGATCTTTGAATGTAAGTGGAGCTTTATCAGCAACAGGAAACATAACAGCAACAAACGGATACATAGCTGCATTTAACGGAAATGATATCTTTACAACAGTTGGAGGAAATATCGAAAACAGGGTTGGAACTCTTGCAAACAACACAGAGAAAGATCTTGTTCAGCTTGGACCTGTAACAGACCAGTTTGGTAACACATACAATCTTGCTCACAACTTGTTAGCCAACTATCTAAGCTTTGGTAAGTTTTACCGAGGTTCATATGGAGTTGAGTTTTGGGACAGCTACGGATACAACTACGGAAACGAGTTTTACGTATCTCCTTTGGGAACAAGATACCAAATGTTTTCTCCACAAGGAAAGTATGGAGCAGATACTTTTGAAGTTAAAACATCAGGAACCAACATTGGTGACACAAGAAAGCTTATAAATGTTCAAGAATATCGTGTTACAGTAGATGGTGATACACCAGAGGCAGTTGGCTATACTATTACAAACCCATCTGGTTCTCTTGCAGCATCTTCTTCTTATGCTACTTTTGGTGTAGGACAATCATACAACGATCCAACCAAAACATCTTACAGTACTCAAGCAAACTCCCTTAACTTTGGTAACTACGGTCCAAACTCTGGAGATGTTGAGATTACCTTTGGAGGACCTCATGGATCGTTTGTAAACATGTCTACTTCTGGTTCATCCTTAAACTTAAATAAAGGAGCAGGATTTCCATATATTCAACTCGATGCTGATCACAGAATAAACTTATACTCACAAAATATCAACATCAGCAGTTCAGCAAATATAAATGTTGATGCTCTTGATACGTATATAAGATCAGATGTTGAGATAACAGGATCTGTTAACATTTCAGAAACGATAAAACTTGCACCACAAAATCCTTTACCAACAGGAGCATTAGGTGAACTTGCTGTATCAGCATCTAACTTGTATTTCCATAACGGAACAAGCTGGAGTCAAATAAATTAAAAAACATATAAATTATGAAAACTTGGACAAGACAAGAATTAACAGATTTAACAATGGAGCAATATAATGCTTTATCACCTGAACAACAGTTAGAAGTTCGTACACAAGGAAGAGCTTATAGAAATGAAGCTTTTGGTGAACCATTAGAGTAAAAAATATTTTATTATTTCGGTAGGGTTTCCTTTATCTGTCATTTGTTTCCCCTACCTTTCTGACCCGGTCTCCCATGTGCCGGGTCTTTTTTTAGGTAAAAGTTGGATAATTATAATAAATGGTTTATATTATTAGTAATGGAATTAACACAAAAAGAAAAATACGTAAGAGAGGAATTAGCCAAGCTATACCCTCAACTTATAATAAACTCTAAGAAGACGTGTGGGGTGGCTTTTGATAAGCATGGATTAGATCTGATAGCAGTAGCTGTAGAGTTTTTTCTTAATAAACCTATAGATAAACAAGTAGAAGCTTTTAAGACAGGTAAAGCAGAAAACTTCATAACATTTATTATGGGTACTCAGTTAAAGAGTTCATCAAGTAAGTTTTATAGAGAGTATAGACACCACCATATAAAGCAGAGAGAGTTCTTTCCTAATTTTGATTACGAAAAGTATTCAGATGACCATGTAAGTCATTTACACGTATTCGAAGATGAACCAGATGAGTTTTTACAATGCTTACAATGTGAGTTAGAAAAATTACCAGCATATGAACAGATGGTATTTAGAAGATTACTTATAAACAAAGAACCTGCTTCTACTTTATCTAAAGAATACGATATTCCATACTATAATTTTAAACAGACAGCAACACAAGTACAAAAACAACTAAAAAACAGATGCAAACATTTTATTTAAGCCTTATAGTTAATGTTATCCTTATGATAGCTTTACTCTCTGTAATTTTCAAGGGTAAGCTAATATCTTGGTATACCTCAAAAAAGATCGTTCGGGAGAGAAAGGATATTGAAAGAATAAGAAAAATAGTATTAGATTATTTGAATGAGTTAAAAAATGATTGAACCAACGATATTTAATGTTATAGGTTTGTCCGTAATAGGTGTAATGATTGCATTCTGGTACGAACCGATACAAAAGCCAAAGAATTACCTTATTAAACTTCTTCCATGTAGAGTTTCTGTCATTGTTAATAAGGTATTAAGCTGCAGTAAATGTTCTTCCTTTACTTTAGGTCTACTTCTTACTCTTGACATCCCTGCTGCAGCTCTTTGTGCTTTATCTGGCTTTATCATTGGATTTATTATTGACTACATAAACGTATGGTATGAAGGATGAACAAATAAAGTACCTTTTAGAAGTATTTCCTATACATAAAGGCAGAACGTTAAGAGGTGAAACTCTGGCAGTATATTATGAAACAGAAAGAATCTTAAAACAAAAAGACACAATACAAAAAAGAGATTGTTCGTGTCAGTATAGACAACTGGCAGAACAGGTTAATAAAAGTTACGATAATTGGTTACGAAATTTCAATGAGAAGGAATAAATATGTCACAGATGATGATTATGTTCAAGCAGACTATGTTATATACAATAATCTTGATAAATCTTTATTGCCGGGTTTTACCCAAGTATTGGATGTTACGGATGAAGAGTTTGTTCAAGCAGTACTCAAAGAGGTAGAGCAATGGGTAGATCTATCACCGTTAGGGTATTCAGGATACATAGTAACAAGTTACGGTAGAACTTTAAATACAATAAGAAAGAAAGCCATAAAGGTTAGAATAACCACAAATACGGTTCATTTGTATATACAGGGTACTTACGTAAATATTGAAGATATTTTCCAACAACAAAACTGGGAGTTTGATACAAAACTTATTAAACGTTATTTCGACAAATATAACTGGCGATATTATGAGTACACAAACTAAGGAGACATAAGCTATTTATTGTTGAACATATAATGTATATAAAATGGCTGGAAATAAGCTTAGCGACAAGGAGATAAAGGATAGAATAAAGAAGGCTTACGAGTTAAGATACGAAGAAAACTACACCCAAGAACGTTACGTTAAATGGGCAAAAGAGTATTATGGTGATAAGTCAGAACAACAACTATGTCAATACTTCACCAAAGCAAAAGAACTATATGAAGAGATATGGAAGGATCTACTTCAGAAACAATTAAAACCTGCCACACAAGAACTAATACGTCTTATGGCAGATGAAAATCCAAAAATAAGAGATGCTGCTGTTGCAAAGATCTTTAAATACACCGGTAATGATATTCAGAAAATACAGGCAGATATAAAAGGAGAAATTAAAGTTTCTTTTGCTGATGACGAATAAAGAGTTAGAAATAATTCTTGAACGGTTATATCATTTAGAAACAGCATATAAAGGATTTACAACACGGTTAAGATTATTAGAGGCAGAAATAGACAGATTAAAACAAAAAAGTGAACGTTAAATTATTTACACCTTACGATAAACAGAGACAGTTTATTAATAGCTTTATCGATAGTGATGATTTGTTTGGATGTGTGGTGAGCCCGAGAGGTAGTGGTAAGACGTTACTGGCAATAAACATACTACTATACTGGGCATTACAGAATAAGAATCAGAAGTGTGCTTGGATATCTCCAACATTCTCTCAGGCTAAATCAGTACTTGATCAAATAGTTAATGCAGCACAAGATCTTATAACAACAAGTAATAGGATGGAAGCTACTGTTAACTTTATAAATGGTAGTACAATAAAGTTTCTTTCAGCCGATTCAGCAGATAACATAAGAGGGTTTCGATTTCATTATGTAATACTGGATGAGGCAGCATATATCAAAGATACAACAATCAATACTGTTATCCTTCCTACACTTAACCCTTCTGGTAAGAAATGCTTATTAGTATCTACACCTAAAGGAAAGAACCACCTATTTACTTGGTTTAACAAACCTGAGGTAGTATCTATGAGGTTTAAACTCGAAGAATGTCCATATGTGAGTAAAGAGTTAATTGAAGAAGCTAAAAAGAGTTTACCACCAGACATTTACAAACAAGAATATGAAGCAGCCTTCGTAGATAGCTCCAATGATGTATTTGTAGGAGTTAGTAGAGTATCAAGTATAGGTGAATGGAGAGAAGGAGGAGATGCATTTGTAGGTATAGATACAGGTTTATCCGATGATAGCAGTGTATTAGCTTTAATCTCTCCTATTGGCAGGGTGTTACGTATAGAGAGTATTACCAATACAGATATCAATACGGTAGCGACAAGATTTTCAAACATCATGGATAAGTACAATATAGTGGGTGGTCATATTGAAACCAACGGTATCGGTAGAGCTACTTACGATCTAATCCAACCAAAGTTTAGAAAGATAAAACCATTTAACACCAATCAGGATAATAAAACTGATATGGTTAGAACTCTAATCAATGATATAGAGACAGGTACAATAGAATTACCTTCAGAAGATTTATGTCCGCAGTTACATACCGAATTTGCACAATATACGTATAAGATGTCGGCCAACGGTAAGTTATCTTTCGGGCATATATCTGGAGGACATGATGACCATATAGATGCAATACTAATGGCTAACTATTCAAGAAAGAAACTATCTCAATCAAGACCAATATACGTTTCAGGAGGAAGAAACATTAAACCAGTATTTGGTTAACACAAACCTAATACATCTAAACTATTTATTTACATGGCAAACAAAATAACATTAGACCTACCAGAATATATTTCCATTGATCTTTACCAGCAGGTAGAGGGATATAAAGGAGATTCACCTTTTGGTAAACTAATAAAATCAGTAAGTGTAATTACCGGTCTACCAGTATCACAAGTAAGAGAGTGGCCTATTACAACACTAACACAGATAGCTAATGATTTTGCTGAATTAGCAGACCCTAAAGAAACGTTTCACACATTATTTGAGTATGATGGTGAGATGTATGGCTTTGCTAATATTAAACAAACATCGGTAGGTGAATGGATTGACTTAGAAACATTTACTAAGAATCCAGAAGGTAACCTACACAAGATAGCAGCGATACTGTATCGACCTGTAACAGATCATCGCTTTGGTAGTTTAAAGTGGGCGGTTAAGAGTCATGTTAAATCGTTAAGAGACTCTATAGAGAACCCATTTGATTACTACACCATAGAAAAGTACGATAGTGATAAGCTCGATAAAAGAGCAGATAAGTTTAAAAACCTTCCAGTAGATATAGTGTTAGGCGGTGTTAGTTTTTTTTTAAGCACTGCAAGCCTATACTTGAATCATATTCAATATTTGGAGGGAAACATGTCGAGGAGGACGAAGGAGAGACACGAGAATCAAATTCTAAGTCTTTTGGAGAGCATTGGGGGTGGTTTGGTACCCTTTACAGTCTCTCTAAGACCAACATACTTTCAATCACTGGAGACAAATCAATCACAGACTTAAACTTCTTATTTGCGTGTAACTATTTGGAGATAGATAAAGATTATAATAGAGAGGTTGAGAAAGCCGAAAGAAAGGCCCACCAACAGGCACAAATAAGAGCAAGATATAGATAATTATGGCTAAGAAAAAAATCGAAATAAACCAACCAATTCAAACACCTTCTCTAACAGAGGATAAACCTATCGAAACACCAACAGTTAACGTAGTAAAAGATCCTTTAGCAGATAAAGTAAAAGCGTTAAGAGATAAAGGGTTTGATGACAATAAAATAGCTGCAACATTAATGATACAAGTAAGTACGTTAAATGACTACAAATAACCTTACATACCGTCAGATAGTAAACGAGTTTCAAGCTGCTTGTAATGCACATTTACAGATAGCCAAATTCGATAGTGGTACTTTAGATTATTTAGATGCTAATGCAGTAAATAAATTATACCCTTACATCTATCTAAGACCTACCGGTGCTAACTTAACTGATAGGACAAGAATATTAAACTTCGAATTATACAGTTTAGATATACCTAAAGTATCTGATGGTAGTAATATAGAGGTAATATCCAATACTGAGATTTATATCTATGACTTGATGGCTTGGTTTAACTTCGGTCAGACTAACATACAACAAACATACGATATTACTCTTCAGAACATATTACCGGTTAATGAAGCATTTCAAGATAGAGTATTTGGTTGGGTTGCAACAATAAATGTAACAACACCATTTAAATTAGATTACTGTAGCTATCCTACAGGTTCAATATGATAGGTAAAAAATTACTTGATGGGTTAGAAAGATTCGGAGAATTAGCTGCCGAAAATATGAGAGTTGCCTTAAAAAGAGGTAAGAAAGACTCTACAGGTGATTTATCTAACAGCATTAATGTAACAACATCTCAGACAGGTGATGTAGTAGATATAGCCATCAATATGGAATACTACGGACAGTTTGTAGATGAAGGTAGAAAGAGAGGATCTTTTCCTCCACCACCGGCTATCAAAAAATGGATAAAAAATAAACCAATAAGATTAAAAAAGATATCTCTTGATAGTGCAGCATTCCTTATAGGTAGAAAGATCAAAGAGAAAGGTATTACACCTTTTCCTTTCATAGAAAGATCTATCGATGCTGCATTTAATGAAGGAGAAGACATTATATTAGACGCTATGGAAAACGAAGTAGCATTTACAATAGAGGAATCATTTAAAAATAACCCAAACTTTAAGTAATGGCTTACAGTATAACCCAACAGCCAACCACACCAAACGTAACGTATACAAATCTTGTATATGTAGTTTCTTCTTCTGCTTTTGCCTCACCACAATTTCAATATGTGATGGATGTAAAACAAGGAGGTGACCTTTTAACAAGGATAAAACAGTATCCTAATCCATATGGTGTTGGTGTATTTGACCCATCAAGAGTTTTAAACGATTACCTCGAATATGATCTATCTTGGATACAGGATGATTATACACCTGTAACATCTGTACAATCTTTTGATATACAGTTTGGAGAAGAGTATGGTACATCACCTTCTTCTTCTATTACCGTTTATCCTAACTTAGCTTCTGATACCATAGAAGTATTTCCAGGTATAGTTGACCCTAATAACGGTATATCTTATAACTGGTTAGATAGTGGTTCAGCTGTATTACTTACTGACAGACCTTCTAACATACCTGTATCATCTACAGATATCTTTTCTATTACAGCATATAACGGAACAGGTACATCTAAGACTTTATCTATAACAGGAGGTGAAGGAGGAAGTGTTCCTGCTGGAGAGTTTAAACAGTTTACATTAACTCCATCTTCTGATAAGACTATAACATATAACGGTACATCTATAACCGTACCTGTAGAAGAGGATTGTAACTATGATAGAGTAAACTTTGCTTTTATCAACAACTACGGGTTTTGGGATTATTATGGAATTAATCTACCAATAAGAAAAGAAACATCTGTAAACAGACAAACAATATTAAAACCTTTTGTAAACTATAGTTCCAACCTTTCACCATATAACGTTAACCGAAGAGGTATTGATACATATAATGTAAAGTATACTGATGATTATGTAGTTACCACACCTCCTATTTCTCAAGACCATGCAGAATGGTTAACACAACTTTTAGAATCACCAGAAGTGTTTATACAGCAAGGTGTACAGTTTGTACCTATCGAGATTTCAAACTCTACATACACACATAATACTAACCGTAGAGGACAAAAACTTTTCCAATACGAGATACAATACAGATACGCTAACCCAAGACAAGCACGATAGATGGCAAATATCATCCTAAGAGTAGTATTTGAAGGAACGACATACGACCTGGATATCCAAAGTGATATACCATTACGTCTTGATGTGTCTGCTATCGAAAATGATAGGTTAGGTTCTTTCTTTGGTGTAGGTTCTCAAACATTTGATTTACCAGGTACCAAAAACAACAACAAGTTCTTCAAACATGCTTACGAAATAGGAGCAACAGATATACCTGCTTTTTATAATACTATACAGGCTTATGTTATCTATGACGGAGAGACGCTTATACAAGGTCAGTTACTACTGTTAGAAGCTTTAACCGATCAAGAAGGGTATGTTACTTATAAAGTACAGATATCAGATCAGGTTGTACAGTTTAAAGATGCAATAGCTAATAAACTCATAGCTGAAGGAGATTGGTCAGCTTATACACATACATTAACATCAGCATCTATTGTAGATAGCTGGTCAGGTAACCTTTTATCTGGTTCAGTATTTTATCCTTTATGTGACTTTGGATCTGATTCTAAAGCAGATTGGCCTAACATACCAAGAGTAGCTACAGGTACTACACCAGGATATATCACAACAGGATCTACACCGATGCAGGCTAAACAGTTTTTACCTGCCGTAAGAGTTAAAGATACTTTAGATGTTTTATTTGATCAGGTAGGTTTTACATATACAGGATCTTTTGTAACAGGATCATCTTGGGAAAACTTATATATATTACCTAAAGCAACAGAAGGTTTAGGAGCAGGTGATGCTCAGTTTAACGGTTTAGAAGGT